CCCCTCTGGTTGCTTCCTTCCGCGCGATGGCCAGCCCCGCTGAGTCGAGCTGGTCTTCCAAGGCCGAGACGTAGGCTTGCTCCTTGGCGAGTTGGGCTTCGGCGAGGAAAGCAAGGGTTGCGGCCTCACCGTCGAACGGAGTGCCCGAGAAACTCTCAGGAACGACGCCGGCGAGCAGGCTGGAAAGTTGTTGCGCGGTCATACGCGCCCCTCCGCCCCGCCTAACGCTTTTTCCGCGATGCCGAGCATCACATCACCGGCGCGGAATGGGTTGGTTTCGTGCGATGCGTGCCATGCGTCGGCGATGCTTTCGAGTGCGGCGCGCAGCCTCCGTGTCTCGACGCGCTCGGCGGTCAGTTCAGTTTCCAGCTTCCGCGCAAGGTCGCGCAAGTCGTCCTCGTTTGCCCAATTTCCACGCTGAAGGTAAAGGGCATCCGTCCGTGGTGTCGGTGTGCTCATTTGCGGCCTCCTTGCTGTTGAATCGCATTGGCGACTCGATCCAGCGCGGCCCGCATATTTGCGCGGCCCGCATTTGCATCGATCAGCAGCTCCATCGTGGCCTCGTTCGCTTTGCGCTGCTCGGCACCCATGCGCTTTGAAAGCGCGATAAATGCGGCGAGCGTGGTCACGACGAACGCGAGGCCAGCGGAGAATCCCATCCAAAAGTCTGCGCTCATTTCGCGTCCTCCTTCATAAAAACGTCGATTGACGCACGCGAAACCGTGCGAGCTGCGTCGCTCCACTGCCAGTCCACGCCTGCATCGCTTTCCAGCCAATCCAACCGCGCCCGCTCGGCGGTGAGTTGGGCCTCGGCGCGGTCTAGTTGCGTAATTACCGGCACGCGCTGGATGAGCTTCAGCTGCGCTCGGTTCGCTAGGTCTTCAATCTCCGCGTCGCAGCCGGGGCACGCAATGATTCGCATAAACTCGTCGCGCATCATGTCGAGTGCGTCGGTGAGTTTTGAGACCTCGGCCTCGGCGCGTTCGGCGCGTTCGATTGCATTTTCCCTGAATTCATCCGCGTCCTTTCGCAGCCGCTTTTCGCAATCGCGGTCGGAGCGCAGCCGCTCCACCTCGGCGCGGAGCGATTCAAGCAGCGACTTGGATGTGTCTTTGCACGTTGCAAGCTCGGCGCGGGCTGCGTCGCGCTCGTCGCGCAGATCCTCGTAAGCGTCGTCGCAATTTTGCTGCCCGAGTGCGAGGGCGGCGCGGAGCCCGTCCGCCTCCGCCTTGTTTTCTACGGCGGCGGCGCAGGCTTTATCTTTCGTGATAACGAGTGCATTCACCTCGGCGCGGAGCTGGTCGCGCTCGGCGGTGAGCGCGGCAGTGCGGTTGTTGCACTCGTCGCACGAGAGTTCCCCGCAGGTGGGTGTTGGTGTGGGTGTGTTCATTTCGCGTCCTCCTTGATCGGCACGCGACGGTAGCGGATTCCGAGGATGACGGTTTGAGCCCATCGGTGCAGGAAGCACGGCGCGGCTGTAAGCGTGAATGTAAGCTCAAAACTTCCGGTTAAAGACATCTGCCAGAGGTATTCCGGCACGCGCAGGATGTAAGGGCCGTGTTTCGCGCCCTCTTTATTTCCGAAGCGTTTTCCGAAAATGAAGATTTCAATTTTGTCGGCCAGCCGTTCAATGTTCATTTCGCGTCCTCCGTTGCGTCTAGGGCAGCGAGAGCCTCGTCCATCGCTGTCTGCCACTGCTTGCGTCGTAATTCCAAAGGCGCGCCGTTCTGCTCATCTACGAGGTCTCGCAAGCAAGCGCGTAGAAGGTCGCGCTCGGCGGTGATACAGACGGGGCAAACGCGCCCACAGCGTCCACGCTCTGCATCGTTGTGATGCATACAGGTACTTGCCCAGCTCGCCCATGCGTCCACTTGCTCTGCATCGGAGCGTTCAACGCGAGAGTCGCGCAAACAGCGTTTTAGCCCGATGAGCGTGCAGTCCTCGCCATCAGCTAAGTGCGCGTTTGTGTGCAAACATTCCTCTATACCTGCGCGCAAACGCTCTACTTCGGCGCGGAGCTGGTCGCGCTCTCCCCGTAAATCGTCGAACACGTCGTCGCAGTTTTCTTGCCCGAGCGCCAATGCGCCGCGCAGTTCTTCGACCTGAATGCGCCACGGTTCAAGCGCCCGCGCCTCGCTGTCGGCGATGGCTTGGGCGGCTTCCGTATCCTCATTTACAATATACAATTTGCCAACCTTTGCGGTGGTGAATACGTGCGCTTTGGTGATGGGCGCGCTCATTTCCGACCTTTCCGCTGCTTAGGCAGCACGCCTATGGCAGTGAGCGCGGCGCGCATACAGTCGCCGTTGGTTAACAGACCGATCTTGCCCTCGTGCTCGCATCGGTAGTGCGCGGCTGCGGCTGCGACGATTAGCGTATCAATATCATCCAGCGGGATCACGGCGACGGGAAGAGCCTCGGGTCGCGCGGTCTTTTCTGAGCCATTGATTGCCGACGCTTTTGACGGATGCAGCACAATGCCGCTCGGGTAATAATTTGCCCACATCCTGCGGGCCTTGGCCTTGTTTTTAGTTCCCATGCCCCGACCCAATCACTTTCTATCCAACCCGTCAAGCGAGAATCCAACTATTTCAGTAAACGCCTGTGCTGCTACCGTTGTCCTTCACGTAGGGCACAAACTCGCAGTTGGCTTTGCGCAGGTAGCGGAGCGTATCCACGGCGTCCTTACATGCCTCCGTCGCGCCCAGCTTGCCTGTGTATTCCTGCAACGCGTAGATCAAGTTTTGGCAGCGGTCGCTGACGTAGAGCCGCGGGCGGTTGAGCGCGTCAATCGGCTGGTCCGTCTTGTAGGCAAGCAGGTTATTGATAAGTTGGATACCGTCCTCAATTTCGCCCTTGTTGGCTTCGGACGATGCGGCGGGCGCGGGGATGAACGTGAGGCCGGCGTCGTCCAATTCCGAAATGATCGTGGTAGCTCCGTCCTGCGACTGGCGCTCCGCGACTCCCATGCGCGGGTCAATGATGCGCTCGTAAATGTTGCTGTCCTTCTCTGGGCCGCTCTCCGCCGTCGTGATGTGCTCAACGTAAGCCTTGATGCCGTGGATGCGCGGCGTCGTCGCCGGACCGGGCTTGTTGCCTGGCAGCGCCCACTCCTCGTTCTCGGGCGACTCGCGGTAGACCCACCACGTTCCGGCCGCGTCAATCGCCACCCAGACCATGAACCACGCTTTAGACCCTGCCGGGTCCAGCGCCATGTAAAACGTAACCGGATAGGCTACGTCCTGACCCTTCGCGTTCTTGCGGGTCTTCAGCCACGGCAAATCTTCGTGCTTCACCACGTTGCCGCCGTCTGCCACGTATTCCTTGCTGAACAGCGGGAAGGCTGACGTAGTTGACTTCGTGGGCACGCCGAAGGCTCGGGCTAGGATGACTTCTTTGCTTTCGTTGCCGTAGAGCTTCATAAACTCCTTGTAGTCGGCGAATGGGTTGTCTTGTGTCCAAGCGTAGTGGATGCAGCATGATCCAACCGCTAGGCTTTCTTGCATGACAGGCAAATGCGCCATGATCTTCGGATGGTCGCAGTAGCGCGTTTTGAGTGTTTTCGTGCGCGACAAGATACGTTCCACGACATCGTTCCAGCCGTCAACGACGGTGTAGGTCAGCAGCATTCGGCCGTGATACGTCCCGAGACGACCCATGCGAAGCGTTTCAAATAGATCTAGCGGAATTTTCTCATCAGCCCAAACCATATGGGCCTTAATGCCCTCAATAATTTGGTCGTTTTGTTGAAACTGCGCGTAGTTGTAGAACTTGACTGAGCCTCCTCGCCGAAATCCTTTCACGGGGGGCATGATTGCAATGCCGTCCGTGAATCCGTTCTTTTGCGTGTATTGCAGGCTGTGAGCGATGCCCTTTTTCGTTGGCATGTTCTTGAGCCAGTCGGGCAGATTCTCGTAGATGAATCGCTGTTGGTCATCTATGGATCGCTTGTCGCTGATGTGAAAATTATAAACTTCAGCCTCGGGAATTTCGCACGCGGCCCATACGGACATGCGTGCGCCTAGCATCGTCTTCGAACTTTGGTTTCCACCTAG